TCTCTCTGGTTCCAATCGGGTTTATTAGATTCATATATATCCCATTTCCATTCGTTCCATTTGTCAAGAACCTCCTGTTTCATCTTATTATCCATAAAATATACTCCTTATCTGTTCTGTATTATAATATTTAAGATCATCTTCTAAGGGTTTAACTATTACATTTTCAAATCCAGAGGATCTTAAATCTTTTGCCATGTCGTATGCTTTTGTTGTAGCATCTCTATCTAAACATACATATAAATTTTTATAAGGTTTTATATGATCCATATGTGTACGTTTTAATTTAGTACCCATAATGGATATACCAGTTAGTATATTAGATACAGCACAAGCTGATGGGCAATCTTCTACTATCACTGCATCATCACATATACCACATTTAAATGGTACATCTTTGTTACCATACATAAACCATTTTGGAAATTCATTTTTATTTAATGCTCTGCCTACTGCACCTACTATTTTATGAGTGTCTCTATTTTTAATTAAAAATACAATTCTATCTTGTTTAACATCATATTTAAAATCTGCTCTACCCCAAGACCAAGACTCCCAACAATTATTATTAGCTAACCAGTGCATGGCTTTATTACTAGAATATATTGATTGAAAACTATCTGGTAATTCAAAGTCTTTATCTTCTATATGTAAATCTTTATTACCTTGAAAAACTTTTTGTACATAGTGCATATCTTTTTCTCCTTCTTTTTTTCCTCGTGCTTTACAAGATGCATGAAAGCAATACCAATATATCTTATTGTCTGTAGTGTCTATTGATAATGTATTTTTATTATTACAAAATGGACAATCTATTCTTGTTTGTAAATCTTTAGCAAGATATAAACTTTGTATCACTTGTAACTGCTGTTGATAATTCAAATAGATACTTCCTCATATGTAATTGTATAATTTTTATCAGAAAAAAAATTACTTTTTTCTATCTTCATTAAATTATTATTTAAATAATAAGCTACATTATTCTCTATCGTGTTTATATCTGGCTCGTTGTCGAATGGTATTATTGCTACTGCGTCTATCCCCATTCCGAATATTCTTATTTTGTATTTTTTCATTGTTTATTTCCTTATCATAATTTTTATTATTTGTCAATGTATTTTCTTTTTTTATTTTTTTATAATAACTTGGATGTTTAAAATTAAACATTATTTCATACCATTAGTTATTGTATATCTTAATACACTTGTTAATGGATTATAATCTGTTGTCTTACAAGATGTAAGAAACAAAAAAAATATAATAAATATTATTTTCATAGTCTACCTTTTCTTTCTTTTCTTGTGACATATGGTAACTTTACAACTTTATCACAATCATTTTTTTTCTTACTTGTCCAAGTTATAACCACATGGTCATCATGGTCATTAGGTTTACCACCATATTTTATTAATGCTTTTTTTAAACTTCTAGCTTCAATTATTTTTTTATCTCCACCCATTCTTTCAAATGTATATTCTCTCATTGATCACTCCTTGGTTCTTTAATATTAAACTCTACAATAATTTTATCATCATTAATATTCATAGATGATTTTGTAATTTTATATACATACGGGCAATTATCTAACCACTCATCAAATATATTTACAAAGTTATTTCTTTTTTGTAGTTTTCTTTCATACTCTTCTGCTTTATTCTTACTATCTCGATAGTCGTGTCCTTCATCTCTTTGTGTCATTAGTCCTCCTCTATTTCAAAATTAACACATGTCATACCACTTGTTGGGTGACTTGACCTTGACCATTTAAAAGGACAGGTGTCTAGCCACTCATTAAAATCTTCCCATCTTTTTTCTATTTCATTATCTATATCTATTTCTTTTTTATTCATACTAATGCTCCTTATAGCTTACTTGTTTAACTGAACGACTCCAACAGGCACGACAACTACCACACTCACCATTCTGTTT